TACAAGAGATATGTTAAAATTATATAAGACTTTAGGTCTTGACATGACAGATATTATTAATGGTCTTACTATGGATGATAGAAGAAACTTCTCTCAGTTTAAAGCTGAAATAATTTCAGGTGCAGATGAGAATATATTTATACCTTTTATGCCAAAAGAAACCCCTGAGATAGCTATTAACCAAGCACCAGTTCCTTGGAATAGAATGATAAGGGGATATGAAATGTTAAACGGAAAAGGACTAGACTAATGGCTAAGAAAAAAACAAAGGATACCAAGGGATTAGCAGGTATTGTTAATAAAGTACCTCGTACTATTGATATTGATGGTACATTACATATGCTTGCGTGGATTACACCTGAAGAAGGCAAAACATTAAAAGATTTAGGTGGTTCAGGTGTTGCTGGTCCAATGGGTATTCCTTCTTATAATCCTAATGAAGATAGAGCCAGAGAAGAAAGTAGTTCTTCTAGTAATACAAGCAACGATAAGGACAGCGGTATTGATGCTGACACTGGTATTGATGCTGAGACAAGCGATGATTACACACCCGGTGTAGACGTAAGTGATACTTATCAGGGTAGTGTAGGTCCGGGCTTTGGTAGCTATGAAGGTGGTGCATATGAAGGACAGTTTGATAGAGGTCCTGTTTCATATGGAGATGAAAGTGCTGCTCCACGTGACCAAAGATTGTTTGGTGGTGAGCGTGGACAAGCAGGTTATACTCAAGCACAGATGCAAGAACTTGAGGCACGTGATACTGGTCTTTCAAGAGCAATACAAGACAGATTAAAAGAAGGTGTATATGATATTATTACTGATGATAAAGGTAATATTATGGGTGTAACTTCTCCTGCTAAAGGTTTTCCGGGTTCTCTTGCAAGAGGTCTAGGGTCTATTATTGATTCTGTTATGGGTACAGGTGGACAACGCCTTGGTGATAAAGCTTATCAACCTAGTGACCTTTTTGATGCAGTTTATACAGGTCGTAGTGAATATGACCCATTTGATATAGGTGGTGGACGCGATGGCGGCGATGATAGACAAGAAAAAAAGGTAGTTGTTACTGCTACAGATGCTGCAGTATCCGCAGTACCTACTTCACCTCCTTCTTACTATGGTCAGGGTGTAGGTACAGCTACGACTAATCTGTATGACCCTACAAAGATTGACCCTTACTTAGCATCACTCTATGGTATTACACCTAGTCCTATTGGTGCTACCTATGATGCAGCAACTTCTTCTTACTCAATGCCACGTTCTAAAAAAGATGCTAAATCAAGAACACGTTTACGTGGACTAGATATCTTTAAACCAGTAAGTACAGTTTCATAATGGCTTCAGAAAAAATATTAGAATGGAAATTACTGCCACGATTTATGATGTTGATTATGACATTAATGAGTTGGCGTGTAGTAGAATGGTTTATGTCTTTGCCTGACCCTAGTGCAGCGCAAGCAGGGCTTGTCTCTGTAGTAACTGGCGCAATGACAGGAGCCTTTGCTGTGTGGATGAACCACGAAGGTAAAAATCCGGGTACATCTAATCACAGAATTACTGAATCAAGGACCACAAAATGAAGTACAACCGTTCACACTTTCTTGATAAGCTAATAGACCATGAAGGTATGGTCTTGACTGTTTATAAAGACAGTCTTGGTATTGATACCATTGGTATTGGAAGGAACCTAAAGGACCGTGGTATCAGTCGTGAGGAGCTAGACTACCTTGACATTCCGAATATGGAGGTGGTCTATGAGCATGGAATATCTGAAGCGGATGCAAGGTATCTAGCCCTCAATGACATTGCTATTGTAGAGAATGAACTATGTCGTGTACATACTTGTGTAGAAAACTTAGATAGTGTGAGACAATTAATATTAATGGACATGGCATTTAATATGGGTGTACCTAGACTGTGTAAGTTTAAACTTATGTGGAATGCTATCCATGAAGAAAACTTTGAAGCCGCCTCAAGGGAGATGTTAGATTCCAGATGGGCTAGGCAGGTAGGACGCAGAGCCAAGATTTTGTCAGACGCTATGGCAAGTGGAGAATTTTAATGATACCTTATAATGAGGAAGAATGGGAGTGGTTAAATGTCAGTAACACAATCAATAACTAGGGTCGGTAAAAACGAACCTTTTGAATTACAGATATCCCGTGGTCAAATTCTTAACCACGAAATCCGTAATATATTTGGTTGGCAACCTTCCACTACAACAACATTCATTCCTTTGTGGGAAAATGCTACAGCATACACATACCCAACGTCTGCATTACCAATGACTGTAACATCTGCATCTGCCTCTGACAACGGTGGAACCGTAACCATTATTGGTTTGGATATAAACTATAATGAAATCTCTGAAACAGTAGTTGCAAATAGTACTACTGCACCTGTAACAACTAAAGGTTTCTTTAGAATTAATGATGTTATATATGCTGACACAGGAACAAACGTAGGTATTATTACTATATCAAATGGTGGCACAACATACGCTAAAATATTAGCTGGGGTTGGTCGTAATCAAGCAAGTATTTATACTGTACCTGCAGGTAAATGTTTTTATCTTTATCGTATTGATGCTTTTTCTAGTGACAGTACTGCATCAAAGCCCGGTCTATTTAAAAACTATGTTCGTTATGATAATGGAAATGAATATGTTGTAGCTAGAACTACATTTACTGGTAACATGAATATTCAAAGACGTTTACCATTTAAGTATAATGAAAAAACAGATATACAATTTCAGCTTTCTACTCAATCAGGTACACATGAAATGAGTGTATTTGGTGAAGGTATTGTGGTGCAGGAATCTTATGAATAATGTTTGGACAAGTATTACAAATAACAGGAGAAGCCCATGTTAAACCTTCTAATAGGACCCATTGCAGAATTAGCAGGTACTTGGTTGAAAGGTTCAGTAGAAACATCAAAGGCCAAGACAGATGCAAAGGTAGCCCACGCCAAAGCTGAAGCTATTGTCATGCAGAAAAAGGCCACAGGTGAAATAGACTGGGACCTTAAAATGGCAGATGCTTCTGCGTCTTCTTGGAAAGATGAGTGGCTTACATTAATTTTCTCAGCACCATTGATACTTAGTTTTTGTGGTGACTGGGGCAGGACAATTGTAGCTGATGGCTTTGGTGCATTAGCAACTATGCCTGACTGGTATCAGTATACACTAGGTGTCATTGTCGCTGCCAGCTTCGGTGTCCGTAGTGCTAGTAAGTTCTTCGGTAAGAAGTAAAGTCTCATCGTCTTCTTCTTCCTCACCCTCAAACTGTTCAGGAAACGCTTCTGCAAGAAGCTGGAACACCTTTTCAAAACCTAGTATCTGCATGGTTCCCACAATCTCTGCTTCAAGAGATTCAGGTGTGGCATCATTGTCCTCTGTGTTGTTTCCACGTACACGAGACAATAACTCTAGGGCTTTTAGGGCTACTGCCCCATGACCAGCATTCCTTGCTTGCTCATACTGCTTTTCAATCTCAGAGATAACATCTACATCTGTACTAATTTCATTGGTTAGTTCTTCAATACGCTCCTGTATCTTATCGTCTTGAAGAAGTCTATACCCTTGGTTGTGTGCAGATGCCTCACTATACCCTGCCGCAATAGCTGCTCTTGTAGCATTGCGATGCAGGATATAAGCTTGGCAGAACTTCTCTTGTTTTTCTTTAAGCTGCGATGTCATTCAATAGTTCCGTATAGTATTTTTCTTGTCCACGTTTAGACTGTTTCCAAACGGCTGAAGCTAGAGTACCTTCGCCGTGGAAAGTAATACCCATATCCATCTGGTCGTTATCAAATAACTTTTCACAGTCCTGTGCCATTGCAAGTAACTCACCTGTAGTCCAGAACTTTTGTCCTGAAGTTTCTACCTGCATATACTTAGGCTTAGACTTTTCAGTATCAGTTGTTTCCTTTTTCATTTCTTCTGTTACTTCTCCAACAGAACAATCAAATCCAAACAGTTCAAAGTTTCTAAACCCTAGTGTATGCGCAATGGCAATGGTACGCATAGCTGCACAAGTACCGCCAGTAATTAGAGTAGAACCTTCTTCAATACCTGTAGCCTTGTCCACCACAATCTTATCTGTAACAGACATATCACGCAAAGCATCTGAGTATGCTTGCCAACCTTTAACATTAGCACCTTGTTCAAGTAGGTACTCAGTAACAGATGGGTCAGTCATAGAAGCAACAAGCATAATAGTCTTATCGTCAACTGTCTTAAACAAATCCTTACGTACTACACCATGTGTACTTGTACCTGTAATAGGACGAGGGTCTAAGATGACACAGGCAAACGGTTGGATACCGTTTTCAAGTAGCATTGGATAGCTGTGTTTAACACAGAATACTTTAGCTTTAGTTTTCTTAATACGTTTCTTTAACTCTGAAAAGTTAATACTGTGTCCACCAGAAACAATGATTGCTGTTTCATTATTAATCTTACTTGTTTTAATCCAATCAAAATCTTCAATAAGTTTTTTATTGGCTAGGACATTATCAATAATTTCTTCTTTAGGTCGTGAGTCTTTTGGTGTAACAACAATAGGTACACGTGTAAGTTCTTCAGGTAGTTTAGGTAAACCCTTCTTCATAGCAACAAAACAAAGATGTGTAACGCCACCATCTTTAACCATATCATTACTAGGAAGAACTACCTTACCGAAAGCTTCAACCTCTTTCATAAGCTCATTGACACCATCGTTCTCAGGCATACGTCCTTCCTTATCTTTAGAAAAGTAATCATCAAAGACAAGTACAGGGATATGCTTTAAATTTTCAAAGTCAGACTTAACTGTTTCATAAGAATGTCCACCATCAATATAAGCAAAGTCCATATCTTTAATGGCTTCACAATCTTTTAGCGTCTTCTTTGTATCTCCCTTAAATAATTCAAAGGTAAACTCTTTACCCTGTTCAAACATCTTAACACTAAACTCAGACAGTCTTTTATTTACTGCCTCTAATGTATTATGTGGTTTAGAGTTTAGTTCAATGTGGTCTAGTTCCGGGGTTGCTTCTTCAAATAAATCAAAGCCTACGTAATGTACGCTATCTGTATACTGAAATGCAGCCATTGCCATTTGAATTGCACGTCCACCATTCCATGTACCTGTCTCAACAATATTAGATGGACGGTAATGAAGAATCATTTGAAGCAGTTGTTGATAACGCTTCGGTCCATTAACATCAGGTGCTACTGTAGTATTACTTAGGTTCTTCTTTAGATTACCTTTGAAGTGAGTAAAGTATTCAGATAAAGGTGACTGCTCAAATGCTGCTAGTCCTTTTACATTAGGTGAAAGATTATGTACTTCCATACCATGTGCTTTATAAATATTTAACAATCGTTCAAAGATAAAGCCATCATGCCATTCACGATAAGCAACTACCTCACCAATAGTGTAAGCACCTCTAAGGTCAGCAAGGAGACTGCAAGCATTATGAACCCCCAAGTTAAAGCCCATGAAACTTGTTTCACTGTAATCTGTATCCTTTCTTCCTAAATGTACTAGGTCAACCGCATCTGGTAACCATTCAGCTAGACGTTTAACATCAAGACGTTTTGTAGCTACTGTATCAGCATCAATCCAAATCATCCAATTGTTTTCAGGTGGTTCAATACCTGCGGTAATGTATTTGTCATCCACATCCATCATTTCAAACGCAAGGTCTGTCATTGCATAAACTTTATGACACCACTTGATTGCATCAAGCCGCCAGTTGTATGGCATCTTGCCACCTTCAGTACCATCGTGTAGTTTCATACGCTCACGATACTCAAGCATCTCTTCTATGTCATTTAGATTACGGTAGCTAATAGTATCACAAATAGGGTGAGGTACATCTTCAATATTAAAATCATGGTAATACGCCACGAGTCTAAAATGTTCTGGATTCCACTTTTCCTTAACGCTTTCAAGCATATGTTTAGCATAGCTATCAAATCCTTCCTTACTAAATGATGTTACAAATGTATACATTAAATTACCTTTCCAAATTCTTTGTCTAATATCATGTTGGCTTTTAGTTTTTTCCACTCACCTGCATAGGCAGCATCTATATCCCTCTTTGGTTCCCACTCTGCAAACCAAGGACCACCTGTAGTAAAGTGTACGTTCTTAGCATCAATGCTTTCTGAAGACCATCCATCTAACCAGTTCCAATCTTCGCTAATAGAACCAATGTGTTCGTCTTCTAACCAACCAAAGCCATGTAACCAACCACCTGTCTTTAGGTTAGCATCATCAACTGTAAGATTTAAGTTAGCCTTATGTGAACAGTTCCACAGTACAAGGCTAGACCAGTTCTTACGATTATAATTCTGTTGTACTTGCCCATCCATCTTGATACCTGATGATGGGTTGTAGTTGTGATGTACACATTGGATAGCATACTGTTCGTTCTGAGTATACTCCTCAAACAATTCTTCAATGTTAGTGCGTAAGAACATATCCGAATCCATAAACAAAGCCCAACCAGAATACTGATTTAAAGCAGGGATAAGGAAGCGGGTAAATGTAAAGTCAGTACTGAAGGGGCGACAATCAAACTCATCAACCCTTGTAGGGCTACCTGTTTCTATGTCAAGCCTAATGGTACGGCGGTACAAACCTGCGCGTCTAAGAGATGTTTGGACTAAAGGAATGATGTCGTATTTGTGCGTGTAACGCAAAATAGACTCTCGCAAAACTTCATATGCAGAAGCTTCACGAGAGTCATATCCTATATAGATTACTGGTTTCTTTTCACTGAACATTTAATTAACACATCTCCTAAACAAAACTCAAGATAATGTATTCTAATTTATTTTTACACAGAAGTCAAATGTTTTTTACTGCTCATAGCTTTCAATCTTCTTACGCAAAGAACGCATATCAAAGTAAAGTAAAGTTTGCATAGCCCATATAGCTGTCAATAGTAATATAATATTATCCATCTTTTTCTTTCTCCTTTTCCTTTAGTTTCTGCCACTCCTCATAACTTGGATGGCTGCGGGGTGGATTGTACTGAACCCAACCATCACCCCGCTTCCACACTAACTTTGGATTAGGCCGCTGCGATGTCAACAATCTCACAGACACCTGCGGTACAGGCCAACTCACGTCCACCTGATGTAGTGTCTTCCTTCTCAAAGTCCTGTAGCTTAGACCAGTCTACACTCTTGGGCATCTTGCTTACCCACTCTTTGTACTGAGCCTCATTGATGTCTTGATAAGGTGCTTGCTGATATGTATGCTCACTGAATGGCAGGAAGCTGATACCAGATACTTCATCAAAGTGTTCGTACACCCAAGCACCTACGTCCATCCATTCATTCTCTTTGACAGAGATTGTGACTGATGGTTTGTGTTCACACCAGTGACGCTGATAAGTTAGCCACAACTCTAGCTGCTCAATCGCTGTCATACCTGTACGTGTTACTGCATTAGCAGGTGACTTCATTGGGAAGCTGAACACAGTGGTGCTATCAGGCTTCATTACGTCAGGCTCTGCAGGGATACCCTGTGATACAAGGAATTGTGTCAGTGGGTCTTTGTTGTCGCCACGAACAGTACGAATGTAGTATGGGTTATGTCGTGCATGAATACCTGATGCTGCGTCAGTAAGCTGAGACACAGTACCACTAGGCTTCACACAGGTAACCGCTGTTGATTGAGGGATACCTAGTTGTTTAGCTACATTCTTATTAGTCATTACCGATTCAGAACGTAGGATTTCAAGAGCAGTCTCTAGCTTACCACCGTTGGTAGCTGTCAACGTGTTGTCCATGATGCCTGTCAAAGACACACCAAGCAAACGCTCTTCTTCTGTATTCTTCTGCCAAATCTTACGAATGTATTTGAAATTAGTAAGGGTGGCTTGGAAGGTTCCAAGAATTGTAGCGAGGCGAACCTTATTTTTTAGTGTCTCAAGTGTATCAGACTCACGAACTACCACCTCAGATAAGTTACAGAACTGATAAGGCCGTAGGATAATCTCAGAACAGGGGTTGCACCCAAAGTCCTGTTCAGCATCACGCCGCCCATTCTTAGCCGCCTGTTTCTTAGCAGACTGACGATTGAAGATACCACGTTCACCTGACTTGCTGTCGTACAAAGACAACCACTCACGCATGAACGTACCCATCTCAGGCTTCTGCTTGTAGGCTACAGAGTTATTAGCCAAGGCACGTTGCCCTTCATTCTCCCACCACTTGCCCGACTTAGCATGAGCCATCTGGTCATCGTTAAGATTTGACAAAGAGATAAGGGCTGAACGGCGTACACCACCCACTACTACAACCTCCCCAATCTTACACATGATATCATGGCATTCAATTGGATACAGTCTACGCCCCGCCGCACCTTTGAACTTCTCAATACAGAAGTCAAACAATTCAATTAGAGGCTGTGGTCCCGATGCACGTCCACCAAAAGTCTTTAGCCTTGCACCTGCAGGACGTACTTCGCTGACATCGAATTCTGGAATCTGACCTGAGTACAGCATGAAGATAAGTTCTTTCAATGACTTAGCCCATCCCGGACGTGAGTCACCAACTTTAATTACTGTATCTGTCTGATGAAAATCTTCATTAACCTGTGGCAGCTTCTCAATATTATGTCGCTCAACACTGAAGCCAACACCTGTACCACACATAAGTATGTACATTGTTTCGTCAAAGGCACGTGGGTTATCTACTGGTACATATGAACAGTTGTATCCACCTACATGACAACGGTCAAGCGCAGGACCAGAGGTCATCAATGCTCTCATGCTTGGCATGATTGACTGGTTGAGGACTGCTTCTTCTAGTTCTGAACGTAAATCTTTTGTAAGCTTGTAGTTATGGTTGGAACTAAGATGCCCCTCCATATAATCAAAGTATCTTTGTACTGTTTCAGCCCACGTTTCACGCCGTTGCTCATCTTCTTTCCAACGTGCATACCGTGACAGGGCAATAAAATTCTGGTAATCTGTAGGTAAATGGTTGCTCA